CATCCCTGTCACAAGGACCAGTGTTCACCGGAAATTTGGAGTAAGGCGATAAAACGCGCCGCGACGGAAACATTGATTGGAGGATTGATGTTCTTCACTCAGTCGTTAGCTGCGCTGCGTTTTGCTATAGGATGGGAGGAGAGCAAGTCCAATCCTATGTTAATGATGCTTAGCTATTATATTAAAACTGAGCATAAAGGAAAAGAGCCATTCATCGGTAAGCAGGGTGGAACAATGGTTGATGTCACATCGCATGATTCGATGGCATCAACCAGATGTTTCGTCCTATTGATGGGAGCTATGTACCACCATCTCTACGGAAGTATAATGGCACCAGGTTTCTACGAGGAGCTCGTGACCTACCTGTTCCAAGATCCGTTCGTTAACATGGCTAAATTAAAAGCTGGAATTACGATCTTGAGACAGTCTGCTTATTGTAAATCCGAGGAGGCGGAGGTTATCAAGTGGAATCCTGTTAATGTGACAAGTCCACATCCCATTCTTCAAGGATATGTTACAGTTGATCAGGAGTGGAAGAACAAAGTAAAACCAGGAAAGGCGGGATGTGACGCTACCTACTATAACGTGGTAAAAGAGGGAATTGATGCCGAAGTCGAGGTTCTGACTGAGCTTAAATTACCTATACTCAGAGATGAACTTATTAAGATGCTAAGCGCTAGGGTTACTGAAACTGAATTAATTAGATTTCAGGTAATGTTAGCGATTGAGGCGTTAATTGGCTTTGGTAGGAGTCAGGAACAATTATCTCATAAGAAGCAAGTTGAGATAGATACTCCGGCTGATCCGACGTGCACTTATTCCGAATTACTAGAAGAGGAATGGTATACTGCCATTATGAAATCGGAGAAAGAGAAGCTGATTCCGAGTTACCCAGAATTCAGACTTATAGTGCCAAGTATCCTAACATCCCGATCTTCTGGCGGTGATAAAACTAGAATTAAAGTCGCAGCGGATAAGTTCTTTTATCCAGGATTATTTAAGATTGCGGCTCGTGGTTTCCTTCAGTTTAACTTCACGGATAAGAGAATGAACTGGTTAGCCGATCCGGAACGTTACTATACCAGAGAGGCTGTAACTAGAGCATATTCAGAGGATGATCCAGGGAAGATTGGTAGCAGGCAGGTGGTTGGTCCTAAGCCAACTAGAGCTATTTTCATGAAACGAGAGGCGGACTATATTCATGAGTACCCTTTTGCTAATGGAGTAGCTAAATTGCAGACGGATGAGTCGGAAGTCTTGGCTCCGTTTGGAACATCTAATGATTTTACATTAGGTAAGGAGAGCGGTGTCATGATGAAGGATCATGCTGCTGGGCTTTATGTTTCGAGCGCTGATCATATTGTGTCCGTATCAGCTGATTTCTCGAACTTTGATGCCACACAGCATGAGAGGAACTGTCGACAGTTTGCAAGAAAAGGAATTGTCAAAGCACTAACTGAGTTAGGTTTCGATACCGATTGGGGACCATTCAAAGGTGGCCTAGTGGAGTTAATCGAAATACTTTGGGGACCAGGACACACATTAGATGCTGTCTTCGCTTCCGGTAGAGGAGATAACTTGGTAAAATTGACTCTTGATATGCTCCAGTCTGGTGAATTGATGACTATTAACTTTAACAATCACACTAACAGAGCGAATTTTAGGGATTTCATGCGTAATCTTGTTGCGGATCGTGAGTTGAGAGAGACCTTTAAATTATTGAAAACGTCTTTCATGGGTGATGATTGCGTCCAGTTCTGGGAAGCAACGGAAGGTCGGTATAACACCGAGACTCACAATGACTTTATTGATATGTTCGCTTCAATTACTGAGGGGAATGGATTATTAATCAATAAGTTAAAGACCGTAGCGAGGAAGTATCTGTATGAATATCTAAAGAAAAGAGCAATTTTTGGATATGCAGTGTCTTTATGGCATATTCAACCTTTCGCGACAGAGAGAGTTAACTCAACTGTCTTCCCGATCGACCAACTTCGAGGATACTGTGGATTATGTACGACTCTAGCGTCTAGAGGCTTCGACGAAACATTCTTGAGACGGATTACCTGGTATACCTGGATGTTCAGACGAGGATTGAAGATGCATAAGAAGGGAGGAGATGAGTGGGTTTATCTACCTATGGCTACATTGTGGACCCCAATTACCATGGGCGGTTGTGGTCAATTACCTTGGACGTTATTTGGTGCCTCAAAGGATGCAATTATTGCAATTGAGACAATAACGAACTCGGGT